ATGGACAACGACAAAATTGATCAACACAGCGACGAAATTGAAGTTGAGAGCGAAGAAAAAGAGCGCGGCAAAAAAATAGAAATAGATGAAGATCGACTCCCCTCCCGGGCGATGGCAATTCATGAGCATATCCGACAGGATGGTGAAAAAGAGCTGGAACGCGACGCAATGGCGCTACTGTGGTCAGCCATTGCGGCGGGTCTGTCGATGGGCGCTTCGCTACTGGCAAAAGGGATATTTCATGTCGAACTGGAAGGAGTGCCAGGCAGCTTCTTACTGGAGAATCTCGGTTATACCTTTGGTTTTATTATCGTCATTATGGCCCGCCAGCAATTATTTACCGAAAACACCGTGACTGCGGTACTACCCGTCATGCAAAAACCGACAATGAGCAACGTCGGCTTACTTATGCGATTATGGGGCGTCGTGCTGCTGGGTAATATTCTCGGGACAGGTATTGCTGCATGGGCATTTGAATATATGCCTATCTTCAATGAAGAAACTCGCGATGCATTTGTCAAAATCGGCATGGATGTGATGAAGAACACCCCCAGCGAGATGTTTGCCAACGCGATCATTTCCGGCTGGCTGATCGCCACTATGGTTTGGATGTTTCCTGCTGCGGGTGCGGCAAAGATTGTGGTGATTATATTGATGACCTGGCTTATTGCACTGGGTGACACCACCCACATCGTTGTCGGTTCTGTTGAAATCCTCTATCTGGTGTTTAACGGCACGCTGCACTGGAGCGATTTCATCTGGCCCTTCGCACTACCTACTTTAGCGGGGAACATCTGCGGCGGCACCTTTATCTTCGCGTTAATGAGTCATGCACAGATTCGTAACGACATGAGCAACAAGCGTAAAGCAGAAGCACGCCAAAAAGCAGAACGTGCGGAAAACATTAAGAAAAATGATAAAAACCCAGCATAAATGGCGAGGGTTTAAGCAATCGAGCGGCAGCGTACTTACCCCGCAGTCCATTAGCGGGTATACTCATGCCGCATTGTCCTCTTAGTTAAATGGATATAACGAGCCCCTCCTAAGGGCTAATTGCAGGTTCGATTCCTGCAGGGGACACCATTTATCAGTTCGCTCCCATCCGTACCAGTCCGCAAAATCCCCTGAATATCAAGTCTTCCGTAGATTCACAGTTCGTCATGGTTCGCTTCAGATCGTTGACAGCCGCACTCCATGACGGGTAAAAAGTGGATAAAATAATTTTACCTACCGGATTTTTACCCATGCTCACCGTTAAGCAGATTGAAGCAGCAAAGCCGAAAGAAAAACCATATCGCCTTCTCGATGGTAATGGCCTGTACCTTTATGTCCCTGTATCAGGGAAAAAGGTATGGCAGCTTCGCTACAAGATTGACGGTAAGGAGAAAATCCTGACCGTCGGAAAATATCCGCTTATGACTTTGCAGGAAGCAAGGGATAAGGCATGGACTGCGAGGAAAGACATCTCGGCTGGCATCGATCCGGTAAAGGCGAAAAAGGCTTCGTCTAACAACAATTCCTTTAGTGCGATTTACAAGGAATGGTACGAGCACAAGAAGCAAGTCTGGTCTGTAGGGTATGCGACTGAACTTGCAAAAATGTTTGATGACGACATTTTACCTATCATCGGCGGCCTTGAAATTCAGGATATTGAGCCTATGCAACTGCTGGGAGTAATCCGCAGGTTTGAAGATCGCGGCGCAATGGAGCGAGCCAACAAAGCACGCAGAAGATGCGGCGAGGTTTTCCGTTACGCTATTGTTACTGGTAGGGCTAAATATAACCCGGCACCTGACCTTGCTGACGCCATGAAGGGATACCGCAAGAAGAACTTCCCGTTTCTTCCTGCAGACCAGATCCCGGCATTCAACAAAGCACTGGCAACATTTTCAGGAAGTATCGTATCGCTCATTGCGACCAAAGTTTTACGCTACACAGCCCTAAGAACGAAAGAGCTTCGTTCCATGCAATGGAAGAACGTCGATTTTGAAAACAGGATTATCACCATCGACGCCAGTGTGATGAAGGGACGCAAAATTCATGTGGTCCCGATGTCAGACCAGGTGGTTGAACTTCTCACTACGCTAAGCTCAATCACCAAACCAGTATCAGAGTTTGTTTTTGCCGGGCGCAACGATAAGAAGAAGCCAATCTGCGAGAACGCGGTACTGCTTGTGATCAAACAAATCGGCTATGAGGGTCTGGAAAGCGGTCACGGATTCAGGCATGAATTCAGCACGATTATGAACGAGCACGAATGGCCTGCTGACGCTATTGAAGTGCAGCTGGCACATGCCAACGGTGGATCTGTGCGCGGTATTTACAACCATGCTCAGTATCTCGATAAGCGCAGAGAAATGATGCAGTGGTGGGCGGATTGGCTTGATGAAAAGGAGGGGTAAACATCCATACAATATCTCTGATAGAACAAAGCCTCGCGCTGGATCGCAAGGCTTTGTGTGTCTCAGTTTAACATTATCATTAAACTAAACAAATAAGGAACTAACAAATAAATGCATAGTGCACTTTATTTCGTATATCATTTCGAAAATAAAGACAAAATAGTTGCAGTAAATGTTGATGTACCATTGTTCATAATACAAGTTTTACCACCTGAGTATCCAGATATGGTTTGCGAAACTGGACTTCCTGTTGTTGGGAAAATGGTGATTTCACCCCCCCCTTCAATACTCTAACTTTGCCCGTAACATCAACCGATGAACTTGAAACAGACGTGAGAGATCCGTTGGTCATTGTATAAAAGTTTATAGTTCCTGTTGCTGTTCTGCTTACACCACATCCTGATTTTTGCTTCTGTTTATAGTTAAACAATACCAGCAGGCCAACAGGCATTGACTCAAGCTCAACTGCTGTAGACTGGTAGGTCTTACTGCCGTTGCTCATGTCAGGAGCCTCATCGTCTGGATCAGAAAAATTATACCCAAGAGTTAAATCATTAACCGTGGCATTATTCCCTGTTATTCCTTTGACTTGATTAACACTTAACGGTATGTAATTAAACCCTGCAAAAAGCGGTGTTAACTTTTCTCTAAATAAAAGGCCTGGTGGGTATACTACCGAAGGTGTACCATCATATGTCACTGAGATAATATTAAGTCCCTTTTTAAGGGTTCCAATGCGCGTTGTTTGTTTGCCTGTAAATGATGTTAGCCCATTGCTGGCAACTTTACCTGATAGATAAGAAGAGTTCCTGATGTCATTGAGAATGACATTGAACTGGTTAACACGATTTGATGAAGTATAAGTTGGGTTATATGGCTCAAATAATGTTACAGAGATATCGCTTGTATCACTCCATACAAAATACCGACAAATAACATTTTCATTTGAAGGCGTAATCCTTCCCCATCCACCAAGCGCATCAAGATAATCACCTCCACTTAATATCGAAATTGATGGGTAGTATCTTGTATTTGAAGGGTATCCAATACCAATAAATGAAAGTTGAGTAGTAGGGATTAGGTTCTTATTTTTTACAGCTGTATAAACGCGCTCTTTTAATACCTCTTTTGCAGCATAAGCACCGATGTATGCATGACCTATCGTTGATGGATGGCTCTGGTCAAAGACAGTGCCGCCATCACGTTTGGCAACATCAGATATGGAGTACGCGCCAATATCTGCATAAGCGTCAGTTGTGGCAACTGACAGATCCAGAAACTCAACTTTTTGAAAAAGACGCTCGATACGCTTCTTAATGGCTGCCTCCAGAAAAGCCTTTGGCGCATCGTTATTATTTACAGTAACAAAGCATATCGGACAACCATATCCCCATGATTTTCTAATCAACTTTTCAAACTCATGAAAATACGCTTCAAATCCTATTGTTGGAAGTATTCCATTGTCATTAAAACCAAGGCTTATAAAAAGAACATCAGGAGCTTTTTTTCCATACGCAGCATTCTGGAAAAATCCATAGTCGAAGTTTTCATAACCCCAACCTGTGGCTAAAGCCTTTCCTGAAGAGGCACAGTTGTATCCTTTAAAAATATTTGTTGTACTGTCAGATAGCATGTTCAGGCAATCAGTGAAGATCCTGAACCAGGAATACTTTCCGCCATTGAGGTTGTGGTTGTGGTTGGTTGAATTAAGATTACCATCGCTATCAGTTGGGTTTGGTTCCCATCCAGAACTATAGGCTCCATCCGTTATAGAATCACCAATGATACCTACATGGCAATCTTCTACAGTTGATGGGTAACCCTGCTTATTTGCAAATTTAGCAATTGTTCCAAGAGCAGTAAAATCAGGGCCATTGTTAGATAGACCAACATCAAAAACATGCTCATTACCCCATGGATCTCTTGTAAGTATTTTCCCTTCACCTTTTAACTTTGTCACATCATCTTCAGGAAGAAGATTGCATCTTACCGTTATATTCCTTGGTATATATACATTTCCTTCTTGTCCAAAAATAATATCTCTGTTATCAGTGTTCAAATCTGAAACAAAACTGGTAACTATTTTTCCATTATTAATCTCATCAAGCGAGTCACCAACAGTTGACGTTGCATAACCAACAATGTATGCACCATTTGCAGATGAAAGTTGATAACTAAATTGATCTGGATCGTACTTCAGCACATTCGGGAAATAGAACTGCTGCACACCATACGCATCATATACAGCCATAGAATGGCCTTGCACAGTTACGAACTTGGCAATCTGCCCGTTATATACCGGGTAACCAGCAGCGTTAATGATGATTGGTTGCGAAACAGGAACGTGAGAACCGTCTTCGTTTTCCACATAAACCTGAATTTGGTTTTCAGGATTTACCGGGTCCGTGTCAATTTTACCAATATAAATTTTTCCATTAGCTACGGCTTTAAAAGAACGAGCCATAGTGAAGAGTTGCGAAGGCATTCCTATAACCACATTTGGTGTTATATTAGTCATGTGTGCAATCCTATTAGACATGCTTGATAAAGAAGATAATGGAGTTAATGCTACAAATGACGCTATTGATTTGAAAAATGATCTTCTATTCATATTAAACACACATTAATGCAGAAAATTTGCATTAATGTAAGCAAAAAGCTCAATCAACTCCATAGCAATTTAATTTTTAACTGTAATTTACATCTACATTACCATGACAACGCATCAGACTTGGCACCCTGAGTCAGGGCGTTAATGACCTTTTGCGCCTGCTGCATGGCTTTCTCAAACGCTGTTGATCCGCGTGGGGTATTTGCCATTCGGAGCATTGCATTTCTGAATGGTTCGCTCTCATAGGCGCGAGTAAGAAGTCCGTAGCTTACCGCTGCGCCAGTTGTCGCCGGGTTCATTGCCGTCCCGTACCCGATAATGAACGGGATGGTTTGCTGCCCTGTTGGTGTTGTTACTGCCGCTTTTGCAGCCTGTTGCGTGGATTGCAGGTAGTTTTTCAATCCTTTCAGATAAGCAGCATCCTGACCTTTAAATGTGATGCCAGTCTGGTTTTGCAGGATGTTAAGCTGTCGAAGGAACTGGTCAGGGGAACCACCTGATTTCTCCATCGCCTTTCCAATGATGCCATTGCGCATTTGCGCCCTGCCAACACGACCAACTGAGTTATACAGTGTCTTAATTTCAGATTTGTTCTTGCTGAATAGCATGTTATTGACAACTTCCGGCGTCAGATCGCCTTTCATGAGAACATTCTTCAGCCTGGTATTCTTGAGTTTCGCCGCTTCGTCAGCGTAGACGGCATTGGCCTGCTGATATTTACGGAGAGTATCGTTGCCAAGATTCTGACCAATGGCACCATTGATATCGTCGGTCATTGCCTTGTAAACGCGCTGAATGGCAGCATCGGAACGGTTTGGTAACACTGGTCGCTCCCCCTTCACGTCCATTCTGAACTGGCTGCGCAGATCTCTTAATTGCTTCAAATCCAGATTTACCGGACCATCAGGACCAGCATTGCGAACAAGCTCATCACGATAGGACTGAAGTTTTGAAATAGTCTCGTTATCAGCAACCTTACCAAGCTTCTGCAGGTTAGATATTTCTGTATCAATCTGCTGAATTGCTCGCGCAGGCTGAATGTTTACTCCAGCCATAGCATTCTGAACCTGCTCCAGTCGATTACCGGCGGCACGACGAATTCCTGATGTTTTCGCTTTAAGGCTGTCAATAACAACCGCTGGATCATACTCACCGAATTTATCGGCAAATCTCTGCACCAACTGGCTTCTCGCTTCCTGTTGCGTTGCTCTCATTCCGCTTGTGCCAGCCAGGGGGATATTTTCTGCTGTAGTCTGCGCCATTTTCCCGACGCGGGAAGTAGGCTGTAACAGGTCTGTGGTGTGCAGAGGAACTCCTTCACGCTCTGCAAACCTGATAGCCTGTTGAGCTTCTGGTGCTATCGAACCACGAACACCACGATAAGCAGCACCTAATCCACGCCCGGCAGCGTTAATAGCACCGCCAGCCAGCACACCAACGCCTAAATCGGTGGCGAGTGCTTCCGCATCATCTTTCGCACTGTTTGCAGCAAGTGATCCAACTGCGTTTTCTGCTAGAAGGCGAGTTGCCCCCTGAGCAATTCGACCAGCAAGTGTTGGTGCCTGTGTTGCCGCTCTCTCAACGCCAGCAGGAGTGAGGTAAGGCAATGCTTCAGCAAATACCCTTCCCTCTGTCGTTTGTGGAGTCAGCGCGCCTTGCTGAAGGCCAAAGTCCTGCTCTAATCCCTGCGTTGTTACTCGTGGTGCTGGTTGATATGTACCATCGCCAATGCCGAGTTTACCGCCAGCCCAAGCCGCCGCGCTTGTTACAGCATCAGTGAGTTCAGCAGGTATGTTCGCTACGTTGATTCCTGCCTGTAGTAAGCCGCGCCCGGTTTCAGCAAGTCCATTACCAAGGTCAGACATTATTCCGCCTTGCTGCTGAACAGGTTTCGGTGCGACAGAACTTACGGGTTGAGGTGGCTGCTGACTGGCTGCCTGCTGCTCAATCTGAGCAAATGGATTATTTGGGTCTGACTGCACGCCTGATGCCGATACTTGTTCGGATGACTGTGCTTCCAGTTGTGCAAACGGGTTGTTAGGGTCTTGCTGAGGATGTACCTTTGCAGAGGTGGCGCGCTGTTCGACTGTTGAGTCTGTCACCGGGTCACCCGCCCATTGAGCAAAGCGATCATCAACGTAACCGCGGCCTTCAGGTCCTGGCGTATATTCACCACGCTTTGCCTTCATAACGTTGCCGGGACCGTCGTGATAAGCCTGAAGAGCGTCACGCCAGTTACCAAACTGCTGGTACATCTTTGCCAGATAGCGCGCGCCAGCGTCAGCCTGATATTCGGGGTTTTGCATTTGCTCATCGGTATAACCCATATCACGCCATGTCCCAGGCATGACCTGAGTCAATCCTACAGCCCCGGCGGAGCTTACTGCGGCAGGGTTGTAAGAAGACTCCTTGGCACCCAGTGCAGTCATCAACCCTTCTGGCACACCGTAACGTGCGCCAGCCTGCTCTAACAAATCACGGTAATTAGCCATTTACTGCCCCAAAGATGGAAGATATCCGTAGCGATTAATGAAGTCGATTGACAGCTCGGGGTGCTGCTTCAGGTAATCTATAGAAGCCTGAGGCGCTTCCACTCGCTTGATACCGTTTTGCTGAACGTACTTACCAACCGCCTCATTACGCTTCTGGTTGAGCGTGTTCAGGATGACGCCAGCGTTGCGACGAAAGGACTCCTCGCTCTGCGAGTTCTGCAGCGAACCAACAGCCTGGTCGAGCTTTTTGCCCTCGGCATCAGAAAGTGCGCCCATGCCTCGCATGGCCTGAACCGCTGTCAGGTATGCTTGTGATTTAAAGGTATCAAGTCGTGCCTGAGTGTCTGCAGCCTGTGAGCCTGGAACGTTGGGGATTACTCCACGTAAGCCTGTAATGCTCTTAAGTGAAGGAGAACTAACGATATCGTTCAGAGTGAACATGCTGGTTGTGAGGGTGTTGATGCCGTCTTTGTAGCCATCATTTAGCGCTTGCTGCTTCTGCTGCAACTGCTGGTTGTTGGCTGCTATGCGGCTCTGTATTTCCTGGCGCTTCAGGTCGTTAGTTTCTGCTGATAGCATCCGGTCAAGGCGCTTATTTTCGTTGTTAATGCGGTTTGTTTCTGCGTCCAGATTAATGCGCTGCTGACCTAAATTCGCCTGGATATCTTGCCCGCGCATTGTGATTGCCTGATTCCGAGCGGCGGTTTGCGAATCCAGATCCTGACCGCGCATGGTAACCTGGCGACCCTGCATTTTATCCTGTAGGTCAAAGTATTTTTCGGGTCCGAGACTGTTCATCCCCAGGTGATCGACAAATTCGCCGAACTGCCGCGGGTTCTGTTGGTACATCTGAGCGACGTCCTGAGGATTAACGCCAACACGAGCTAACTCACCGGCGTTGTTTTGCAGCCATGATTGCATTGCTTCTGGAGACGATGACGCAAGGCGTGCGCCAGCCGCTAAGGTGCCGATAGAATTACGCTGATCTTCATCAATGAATCCCATGCCTTTACGAACGGATTCAATCTGTTCTGGATATTGAGTAGCCAACTGACGCAAAGCACCGCGATCACCAGACGCATAAGCATTAGCGTATGCCTGCTGAAATTCTTTCTGCCGCTGAGCCTGCTTTTCCTGCTGAAACACCCCCGCAATACCTGAAAGGCCTTGCAAAGCAGTCAGCCCAACATTGTTAGCGCCTGAACGCTCAATATCATTGTTCTGCCTGATAAACTGAAGCGTATTGCCGATGTCATTTACGCTCGGAGCGTTTGAGTTGACGCCGCCGATACCAGCTAACAATCCGCCGTTTGTTCCTTGCCAAGTAGCCATGATTACCCCTTAAAACAACGAGCCAAGCAATCCGATACCAGCACCAATGCCAGCGCCCCAAGGCGTTGATGTTCCCAAAAGACTGGCAAGACCTGCACCGGCAATCGCACCAGACGTTCCGCCACTAATTGCAGTCTGAAGACTTGATGGTTTATTGGCATTAGCAGCGGCAAGAGCTGCGCTTTGCTGTGCAATGCTGCTCATGTTGTTGGCGTACGTCTGCCCGGCGTTTGCCTGACCTTGCAGCGCACCAAGCCCAACGTTTGCCAGATTGTTGTAATTGCTCATCTGGTTTGATAACCAAGACTGACCGAGTGTCGGCGCGATCGTAGCCAGTTGATTGCTTGTGGCTGTCGAACCAAGTCCGCCAGTCGCTTCCGCAGCAGCAAGACTCTGGTAACGAGCCTGACCTGCAAGGTCTTTATACTGCTGAGAATTGTAATACTGATTAAGTGCCTGCCCCTGACCTTCTAAACTGGAAAGATTCTGAAGCTGGTTAACATACTGCTCCGCAAGCGGCGTGAACGGAGCAAGGTTTTTCATGATCGTCTGCCACTGCTGATTTTGCAGGTCTGCGGCATACTTCTGAGCTTCTGCGGCATACTTTGCGCTTTTATCAGAACTGCCACCTTTCCCGCCTTTTTCAGGGCAATAAGGTTCCTCGCCGCGCAGTTTTCTGCCCAGCTTAAATGCATATAACATGGCTATCTCCCGTGATTCAGGAAGTCGATTAGTTCTTCGCGTGTGGCGCTGTAAAACGTCACGTCATCCACGCCTTTGAAGTATTTTTTGATGGTTCCTACACGATTAAGGCCAATCATTGCGCAGTACATCTGACCGTGGCGGAATTTGCGTGCAGCGAACGATGTGACGCACTGAACGGTGGTGTTAGTCAGAATGTATCGCCAGAAAGCCAGCCCGATTTCCTTGCTGAATCCGCGAATCTCTGGCAGGTACATGGCGTGGCAATCAAAGGTCAGCGGCTGAATCTCCTGATAGTAAACAATTCCGCCGAACTGCCCGTGCACGTTAACCTCAAAGTAACGGCATTCATGTTTGTAGTCATATCCATCACCGTTGTTGCTCCCGGCGATAATGTCAGGGTGATTTCCTACTGCTTCGATCAGGTCGATGTTTCGCGTTGGTTTGAATGTAATCATCAGTCAATCAGCCCATGTAATCTAAGTGCTGTTTCAAGCGCCAGAATACGCTGCCGCGCCTGCTGCAAACCTGTAGCGATAGCTGCGACTTCGGATTGTGTGTACGTAGTGCCGACCGTGTATGACTGGTTAGCGTTGAATGAGCCAAGAAGTGGTGTGCCTGTGGCCGCTGTCCATCCGGTCTGCCTTGCTCCAACGACCTGAATTCCATCAACTGAATATGATGTTTTTACATCCAGCGGTGACGCAAGAGACTGCGATTCTGTTACGGTTTTCGATACGTAATCACTCTTAATGCCAGAGACATCGTTTTCTACGTCATCCAGTCTTTGGTCAACAGTGACCAGATGCGCCTGAATATCGATAACCTCATCCAGCAAGTAATCAACATCGCTACGCAGTACGACTATCTTCCCTTCGGCGGTTGTTAACCTGACCTCAAGGAGATTTATCGCTTTTGTGTTTGCGGTGATTCTTGCGTCGTGATCAGCCAGTTCGACATCCTGTTCATCGTTTTTCACCTGTGCATCGTAAGCGCCCTGACCAGCCTGATTTGCCTTCCCGGCAATTGCGCCGACATCAGCCCCCTGATTAATGACATACAACAGGTAAGACTGGCTGAAGATATTGCGTGGAAGGATTGATGTATCGAGCCGCGTCGCCTGCACAATAACAGGAGTGTTGAGATTCGAATCCGCCATTACTCAATCCTTATCTGAGCGCCAGAAAGAGTTACAGGTGACTTCGTGATAACGCGCAATTTGAAGCCAACATTTTTCCTGATTCGCCCGACACGCTTCCACAAAACGCGTTTGTCGTAAACGAACGGTTCATTCTGCTCAATCATCTGCTCACGACCATAATTTATGCCGTCAGTGGTTGCAGAGAGGAACAGGCGGTCGGCGTACTGCGCAACTCCAGTTGACGATTCAACTTCAAGGTCGAAAACTCTGGCGTTATCCGCTTTGAACAACGGAGTAAACAGCAGGTGTTCCTGTTGCTTGTCGTACTGGCTGCTGATATCGAACTGCAATTTTCCTGTCATCGATTCAAGCTTATCGCCGCACGTTATCTGATTGCCTTCGTAAATGAAGTCGATAGCGCGGTACACATCGTCATACAGGCCTGTTTTCAGCACACACCATTGCGGACCATTGGCACTTGAAGATGCGTCGTACACCAGAACATGGCGCGGAAGGTGGATAATCAGCAACTCATGCGCATCAAATCGCAGCGATTCCATCACGCCATCAGCCAGTTCATCAGCAGTGTAGGAGCGGAGGATTTTCTCAATGCTCGCGCTGGCAATTGGTGACACCTGACCGGAGCCGATGATATACACAGACGGCGCACCCGTTGCCGGATTGCTGATGAACGCATACGAATCAGCAAACGGCGTTTTGCAGTAAGTCCCGGCGATGCCTTTTTGCACCATCAGTGATGGCTGTGCGACATACAAAGCAGCACCAACGGTGGTTGCGCCAGTCAGGGAGAAATATTCAATAGTCGATGAACCAAAGCAGACGATGAAGTCTCGCCATGTCCCGATACCGATGATGCCGTCCGGCTGAGACTCGGCACGATATTGTGCGCTGTAACGGTCAGGATGCGATTCGTCTTCAAGGTCAGTGATAAACCATGAATCAGTGCCGTCTTTTGACCACGCATAACGCCCACGTAATCGCGTAATGTCGCGGACTGAGCCTAACTCATACTGCGTGAATCCGCTGTCTGTAGGCCAGTTTGAGACGGTTTTAACCGTGCCATCATAGCGATACTCGACCAGTTTCCCGTTAACGCCTACCGCCTGTGATGTCCGACCATGCGCCATTGATACACGACTACTTCCGGCGACGTCACCGACTTCACTTTCCCCTTTGTAGAGCTTGCCACCACACACGCGATAAACAGCACTCTGCGCCATGTTGTACTCGACGCCTCGAGATATACCGTTCACATCAGAACGTTTGGCAATGCCCGGGAATGAGCGAAGATATCCGCTGCTGTTCAGGATTTCTTTAGGTGTAGCCAGCATATTCACTGGCAGATAGTCGATATAGTCAGCGTTTCGAAAGTCTTTGCCGACACCTTTCATAAGCGGAAGTTGCTGAATCGGCATTTATTCGCTCCCGTTATCACAAGGTTCCTTTCGGTGGAAGTAATTCCAACCGTTCCACTTCGCCAACTGATTACCGCTACCAACAGGCATACGGTTTGGATAACCGGACTTACATTTAGCGGCTTTTGCTCTGTCCATTGCAGACAGTTTGACGAGTCGCTCTTTCCCGTATCTGGCAGTGGTTATAAGTTTTGCTGACGCTTCCAGCGCATAATCCGGAGCAATGCGGCAGGCAAGGTTGAAAATGACGGCATTGATAGCGTTATTTGATAAACCGTGCTCATCGCCCGGATCCGGAGCGACATCTGCATCAGCAAAAATGTAGCCAACGTTGATACCAGGTGACGCATCACCGCCAAGCCATTCAGCCATCATCATTTCAAGGTCGTTGACGCCGTCTTCCATGGACTGAGGTTCGACATCGGTTAACGTGGCATTTGATGCCACACCGAGCTTACGTAATGCCGCAAGAACTAAATCACCCTTCGTTGTCAGGTTCATCTGCTGCCGCCTTAGGTTTTCGACCAGGCTTTTTACGCTGTTTTTCTTCTGGCTCTGGCTCTGGCTCTGGCTCTGGCTCTGGCTCTGCAACATCCTTCAGAAGATCATCAGGATGTGCAAACCAGCCAGCATCCAGATATTCCTGAAGCTCTTCGGCTTTCACGATTTCAAAGTCGTATCCAACGCCTTTCCATTTCTTCATGTCGCCATGACGAAATATCATGTGTGTCATGCTTGTCTCCAGATAAAAAGGGAGCCGAAGCTCCCTCTGGTTATCACGCAGTCTGGTTAGGCAGACCAACACCAATTGCCTCTGGTCGTACAGCACATGCTGAATACCACACAGCAATACGGCACTTACCAGACAGAGTGTTGATATCACCCTGCGTTGCGAAGATGCCGTTAACACCAATGCCAGGAATGCTGAAGGAAGACGTTTTCATACCAGCAAACAGTTCATGGGTTACCGGGATCGGCTGAGACAGCAGGCGGATTGAGTCATCAGCCCAGAACACGTTAGCGGTGGTTGTTGCCACGTTCAGAACGTTTACCGGAGTGGTATCAGCAAGAGAGGTGTTTACGTTAGCGTAAGCCTTCTCTTCTTTTGTCAGTGACGCGTCATCCAGCGCAATCGGCTTCGGCGTGATTTCGATGTGAGTACCATCGATCACACGGGTGATTGAGAAAGTCGCATCATCAGTCAGCACGTTCTTCGCCATCTGAGACAGGAATTTCACACCAGTGAAGCTGATTTTGTCGCCGCGCTTAAATCCGGTGGTGGAGGATACGGTCACCGTTGCAACACGGTTATCGACGTTCTCTTTGTTACCATCGGTATCAAGGGTGTATGCCTGCGGCTTAAACTTCTGCGCACCAGAAACAGTTACACCAGTAGCGGTTGACTTGGTAACTGCCGGAAGTTTCGGTGAGCGAAGAATTTCATCAAAGCCAGCAATCTGACGCTGAATAGTACCGTTGCGATACGTGTCTTCAGGAACGCGCCCGAAGATGTCACCATCTACCAGGTTGCGGCCTGCTTTGCGGTAATCGTCAGGGTTCAGGAAGTAACTGATTCCCATGTCGCGGTTGAGTTCTCGGGAGAACATCAGGCGCTCTGCATCAGACACAAAATCCCAGCCAGACAGGCCAGTAGATGGACCAATTGCGCGGGTATCGTGAACAACAAGCGAGCCCATTTCAGTTGCCTGTTTGGCAATCGCTGACTCAATGTTATTCGCCAGTTTTTTGGCGGATGCCTGAATGCGGCGACGGTAAGAACGCTCATCACGCAGGTCATCTGCACGAAGCTCGAAGAAATCGTTATCCGGATCGCCCATGTTGCATTTCACGGAGAGTTCCAGAATCCCGGTTGCGTTGCCAGTTAAATCCCAGCCAGTCTGGGTTGGCGCTTCCTGCTCAACAGGCATCCACACGGTGTTGCTTGAACGTTGCATGGATTCTGCCGGAGGGGTGTATTTTGTCACTTTGGACGCCATTGGCGTCAGGTTCTGGACGGTTTCGATGATTTCATCCAGAGCATACGTGACCAGTTGACCTTCATTTAATGCCATTATCGAATTCCTTTATTCAGTTGCGCCTTGAGCTTGCGGTACGTCTCTACATCCCCTTTGTTTGCTGCCGCTTCCATCTGCTTTTCAATCGCAGAGATATTTGCAGCAACAGCGTGTCCCTGAATGGGTTCATCAGGTAACGGGGCTTCTGAAACAGGCTTGGCTCGAGGCTTGAGAGTTAAACGTTCTGACAGTCGAGTGAGTTCAATCAGCGCGGATTGCCCGTCCATCGCCAGCAACTGGCGCGTCTTCTCAGGATTAGCACCAAGGTGATACATGAGAGCAGCGGATTTCTCCGGGAAGAGGCGCATGATGTCGGCACCGACTGCTGGCGGCACCAGTTGCATGAATGCATCCTCTTTCTCCTGATAGTCAGGGATATTGAGCTTTTCCGCTGCGTCGTAGTGCTTACGGGCTGCCTCGACGTATTGCGCTGATTGCTGGGTGAACTCCTGAGTTTTGCGACCCTGCTCGGCGACAGCCTGGCTTCGTGCGTCCATAGCCTTGATCTGCCATTCACTGTTTGCCTGCTGGAAGGCAGCCAGTGCGCGGCTCTGGTCATAGTCGTACTTAGCCAACGCATCTTCGGAAAGATAATCGTTAGGGTCTGGTTGTTTTGGTAACTCAGGGTTCACCCGCAGGTGCTCCGGCAACTCCCCACGCTTAACCGCTTCCATCTGCTGCTCAAGCTCACGCTGGCGTTTGCGTTCGATGCGGCGACGGGCAAATTCAGCATTAGTTGCCGGGTCTTGTTTTGGTTTCTCATCGTCTTTCAGGACAATCTCGAAGCCTTCTTCCTGACCTGCGTTGTCGTTGGCATTATCGACAACTAAGCCATCAGCAGATGCCGCTGCATGATTGCCGGGCAGGGTTAATTCTTCAGAAGCCTGAATGTCGGTGGTTTGGTCCATGGTTAACTCTCTCTTATTGAGGTGTCTCGGCTACTCCGCCGGAGGGGATTTGAACTTGACGCATAAGATTCGCGAAATCCATGCGTTGTGAATGAGTCTGGTCTGCATCTTTAAGAAGCAGCTCAGCGTTAGCACGAGCATCTTTGCTGCGCTGTTGCTGGAATTGACCTACGAGCTTGAGGTACTCACGCAGTTCTGCCTGCTTGTCGAGGTCCATATTGTTGAAGATTTCCGCAATCTTCGCGGCGTTGAGTTGGTTTTGGGCTTCAACCTTGGCGGCTTCAACCTGAATCTGCGCCTGTTGGTTCTCTGCCTTGAGCAATTCAGCCTGACCTTGCAGAAGGATACCCTGCGCCTGAATTTGCTCTGCTGATGGCTGCTGCGGCTGCTGTTGAGCCTGCTGTACCATCTCCATCTCTTCAGGTGTTTCTGGTTTCTTCAGCCCCATCATCACCAGTTGCTTGTTCGCGTACTCTCGCATCATCTCGACGCCTTTACCGTCAAGCAGCGTGAAGTATTGCAGCATCAGCATCTGGAACTCTGGAGTACCTTGTGGAACCTTGGTGAGTAACTCCTGAATCTCTGCGCGGTTCTGTTCCTTCATACTCTGGAAGGATGGTCCAACGTCTGTATAGCACTCATAGCGACCGCGAATGTCGTTGAGTGTGACCACATTGCCGGACTGGTAATCTACAACTTGCGCGTAGAGTTGAACGTCTTTCTCGCTTCCATCTTCAAGTGTCAGCGTTACATGACGAGGAACGTCATAAATATCATTGACCATTGATGCATAAATCTCGCCATCGCGTCGCATTGCGGTAGCCAGGTTATCCTGAAACACGTATGTCTCAAGGTCTGCCCGCATGTTCAGTTGATTGACGGTATCGAAAGCGACCTGACCGTTTGCTGCCTGCGCATCCACGCCAAGACTAGCCACCTCTTTCACTGCGTTGGTGGCAGCCTCAAGCATGTAAGCGTTGGCTTGCGGCACTTCAGGGTTTTCCATGTAGGAGATTGGACCAATCGGCAGGTCGTTACCGTTTTCATCGGTCCTGTTCTGCAGATAGTACGGATAGTCATCATTTCCACCGTACATGTATTCGTAGCCTTCGATTTGCTCAGGGAAGAAGGTCGGTTTCTTCTTCGGTGAACGAGCAACAATATCGGCGTTGAATGACATGATCATGTTACGAAGGCGCTGACCGTCTTTCGTCAGCCTTACCACTCCTTCGTAGCACTCCTTGTCACCAGCGAATGACCATTCGCCATACACTGGAACGATTGGAATATGCTCTCCGGCTATCTTCTCGCGGTCTTTCAGTATCTGCGTGCAGGTGATGATCGACTTATACACACGCCGACGCTTGACCTTACGCTCTGCTACCTTAATGAATCCACGATTAGCCAGGTCATCGATGACGTCTTTGATATCCTGCTGGTAATAGCTGACCGGCTCACCTGTCAGCGGGTCGCGGTAGATGAAGACCTTCTCTTTCTTCTCTTCGACCTCGTAATACTCAGCGACGTAGACGACATCATTCGATACCCACGGAAACAGCCATGTATCGTTTGGATTCTGGAAAGATGGCAAGGTGTCCGGATCAATACCGTAATCCTCTGCGAACTCTTTCCAGCCATTGCGTGACAAAGCGTTAATCACCGTGCAGTGCTTAGCGTCGCTCTTATCCATCTGCTTGCTGTTGGCGTCCCATATGACGTGTGAGCAGGCTTCATGGATTGGAAGGCGTCGGATTACCTGATTGTTGCTTGTTGGGTCGTTGTCTTCGTACTGGGTGACCAGACGCCATGCACCAACGCCGGACTCTATCTGCTCACGAACTCCAACGTTAACGGCAATCTTTGCCGTGTTATGGCGCATATCGGTACGATACATTCCCATCAGCACATCGGCAGCATCAGGATTAGCACCGTCTTTTGGTCGGAAGAGAACGTCAATAGGGTTCCGGCGCATCTCTGCGACCAACTTCCTGACAACCGGGCGAACAACATCGAATTGTCCGCGATATTGCAGGGTAGTGTAGTTTGATAGCCAGTCATCCCATTGCGACACTCGGCTAAAATACAGGTCATTTGTCGCCTCGGTTCTGGCTTCATCGCTCGCCATCCAGTCCGCGTCAAACTTACACAGAATGGAATTGAGTCTGTTTTCGTCGGCCATTTAAGTTCTCCGTGCGATGGGCCTGATTGGGGCTGGTATCTTTTTCTCTTTTGGTTTTTTGATGTCGCGCATCATTTTTGCGAAGCGGCGCATCATGTATGCATAGCGAACGGCTGAGAGAACGTCGTCGTTAAGCTTGACGATTTTCCCGTTTTCATCACGGTGATAGAGGCGGAACTCCTCAAAGAATGGCTCACAGGTGTTGAATACTTTGAAGCGACCGTCGAGCATCATGTCTCGCAATTCAGTGATGCCAGGCTCAACAGCATTACCGCCATCAGGCCATGTCGCATGCTCCTGCAACATCATAAAACCAGCATCTGCATACTGCCCTTTGAGCTGCTCACCGCCGCCCTTCTCGTGCTGGTTTCCGTCATGAGGCCATGCAGTTGGCACTTTATGCGCCCATGATTTAACGGCTCCCCACGCCTGAACAGCTGTCTTTTCTTTCGCCTTCCACACGCGTGAAACGTAGATTGTGTCTGCGTCCTTATCCCACCAAAGCTGAACCTGTGCCTGTGGGTGATCCCATCCGAAATCCATCCCACCAATTACGTAGAAGTGATCAGGACACTCGAACGGCTGACACTTAATCGTCTCTTCCGGTATCTGGAAGATTCGCCCGCTACCCATCGTAGGAATACCGCGAGCACGCGCCTCTCTCTCATGCTCTGGATAGGATGCGATGATTTGCTCTTTCTGTTCGTCTGTGTAGTGCTCAGCGTCATAGATGGTCATGTTGACCACTTTCTGCGACTTGCTGGGATTCTTCAGGAACTTGGTAACAACGTCAGACATCCCCATCAGCGGGGTAAACGTCAGAATTGAGAATTGCCCGTATTTGTTGGTACGGGTAAGCCCTTCGCCATAAATGCTGTATGGTGGCTCTTCGTCAAACCACACGCCGTGGATTGTGTCACCCTGCCAGCGAGCGCGGCCTTGCGAGTATGGTTTGAAGTAGCAGATTGAAATGCCATCTTCAACGCCATCAGCCGTGTGATGCTTAACCAGAAGGTGATCAACAAGGTTCGGAAAGAAAGGAGACTTCTTCCAGCTAATGATGTCTTCTTTCGGTATGGAACCGTAGCCAGGTTCACCATTCTCTTCGATACGACCGCACAGGATGCGTTGAGTCGTTTTGGTTACAGTCTCGTTTGTCTCGCCACCAATCCAGAAGACAACAGGCTCATAGAAACGCTTACCTTTCCACTCACCGCCATATTTACCATCAGCAGGATAGCCTTTTGTGCCCGGATAACGCCCGGTAAGGTGAAACGCGACTTCAGCAGCACCAGTAAATGACTTACCAAGCTGGTTACCAGCCATAAAACAGCGCTCTGGATAGTCATGCCCGGCGTCGATGAACTCACGCTGTTTGCTGTATGGCGTAAATTCATATAGCAGGTGTGTGTTCCGGTAGTTCTCTTCTTCTTCGAGTAGCTCGAGCAACTCGATTTGCTCTTCGTCGCTCAGGTTATCAAGAATCGCGTCCAGTTCCACGGTTGAATAGCTCCTTGATACGAGAGCGCCGCTTATCGCGATCTCCCTTATCAGGTGTCACGTCTTCAACTTGCGACTGCTCTTTGAGGCCCAAATCACGGGCGATGATGTTAGCGTTGAGAAGGTCAGCGGCTGCGCCAGAGAATTTCTGGTCGTAGATGACCTGCTCTGCTCGCGTAACGACTTCAGATAAATCTTCTCGCAGGCGATATGTGCGCCATGTTTCAAGCGTCACATCAATGAACAGAGTGAGGCCGGTAATGGTCATCGCTCGCATCTTGGCGATAGGCTCTTGTATCACTTCACCCTGATACGAGAACGCCTTCATCTCCCATAGCGGGTTAGCTTCCACCCACTCGAAGTATTCACAACAAGCAGCCCACAGCGCCTCAGGCGATTCGAATTTAGGATTTCGCCCATGACTACTGCGGGCCTCCCAAAATCGGTTGCCCTTTGGTGCTGCCATATTCATCTCACTTAGTTGTTATTTCAGGCTGAGGACTCTTTCGCGCCTTCAATCAGTGACTGCTTCAGCAATTCGAGTGTGCCAATCGCCTCGCATAAACTGATTTCACCATCGTAATCATGGATGACGCTTTCCAGCCTCTCGTATAGCTCTTGAGTAATTGGGAATTTCTTCTCCTTACCCAAATTGATTACGCGGCTCACATCATGCTCCGGTAGTGAACAGGTCTAACGCTTCCTTCGATTTACGCACCGCTTCAAATGTGCGGATCGTGATATCTGAATTAGCGCCGCCTGACTGGAAGTGAATTTTGAATAGCTCAAGCTTCAGCTCGTCAGTACCAATGAACTGAAATGCTTCTTCTGCGGCTGCGTTCTGGTTCATGACCAGTCTGTAAATCTCTAACTGGAATTTCTGTTCTTCAGTCATGGGAATAATCTCTGCCATTGTTGGCTCCGTTTATCCGTTAAAAGGGATATCAGTTAAGTTATCCCGTGTAGGGTATAAGCCATTGTCAAAGCCACTCTGTAGGGAATGGCTTTTGTAATAACTACTGTTCGCTTAGCTTCTGCTTCAGCAAGTAACCTTCGAGCATCCAGATTTTGTTTACAGCATTCTGCCGGGCAATCTTCCGACCAATTTCTGCATCAAAATTTTCCGGACTTGCACAGGAACTCTCTCCGGTGACGGTGAAGCCGTTGCGCAGCACCAGGACGCAGAACGTCAGCAGAGAAAGTGATTCGTGCGGCTGGTAGTTTACCTCTCCGCCAGTATGTTTCGCTTTTATGGCTTTGCCAAAGGCACCATCTTCTGCTGTGAAATATGCCTCCTGAGCAATAATGCCTTCGATATGGTCTGGCGTAACGCGCGGTGCCGTTTTGCCTTTCTCAACGATTTCTTTTTCGATTTGCTGGTCGTTCATAATTATGACCCTGTGGAGTGGTTGCTTGATTAGGATGTCTTTCCATCAGTCCGCCACCACAAAGAATCTTTTTTGCCATAAGGCTGGAGGTTCATCTTTCAGTGGCTGCCAGTGTTATTTCCCCACTTTCTGGCTTGGGTTGTTTCGCTGTACTGCCGTTAATTGGTGAGTCCGGGGATTACGGTTTGCCCGTGCTGTTCAAGGCGTTCAATTCTCGCCAGTAGCTGAGGCTTCTTAATTTTTCCCCAGCGATTAAGCAGGCGGCCTGACATGCTGGCAACATCCTTCTCTTTCATGTACTCCAGCATTACGGCATTTCTCTCTTCTTCAAATTGACGATGACCAACCTGAAGCATGGCGTACATCCAGTTGAATGCGTTGATGTAAGCAATTTTGATACGCATTGCTTCTTTTTTGGTGTAGGACATAACCAAAAGCATCAACCCATCCTTGCGGAGACGGTAGAATTTTTGCGGCTTACCATTCTGTAACTCATTGTTTTTATAGCAAAGCTCAAAGTTGAGCTTTGTATCAAACTCAGGAGGGCAAGCTTCTATGGTTCGTTCAATGTCACGAACCACGTTCTTCGGCAGCTTTCCAAATGCTTTTGCCACCATAAAAGAATCTGTAACCGGATCGTTGTTTGCTACAAAAATTAGGTCTCTGAAATCTATATCGTTAACAACGGTTGGGTAGTTCATTGCGTCTTTACCTTTTAGAAAGATGAGCCTGTTCGCACAGAAAAGCCGTCCCCGAGATGGTCGCCACCATATACGGCAGTTCTCAGGCTCAGCTTTCTGAAAGACTCGGGATTGTTACGCGCTGCGATGCGCGGTTTACTGCAGATGTAAAAAAGCCCCGCAAATGCGAGGCTAAATCCTGGTATTTATAATGACTGGCTCTTATCTCAACGCAGCCCCTTACCGCGCGCCAGATGCTCAATATCAAGCATCAGCAATGAGATATTTAATCCGGATTCACTCCAGAAGTGTTCACCACCCTGCCTACAGAGCCAGATGTGAAGGATGATGAGTAAAATTATCGCTATCATCGAAGGCATTGCGTCCTGATGTATTCCTGAAGCGTTCTTAGTGCTGTTTGGTCGCGGATAATTCCGTCCCGGATACCGAGAACGTTTCGTCCAGCAACTGAAGCGAGTTCGACGGTGGCATCATTGCCCATGCCGGAGGCGCTGGAGGTTTCGGCTGAGGATGGCACAGGGCATTTTCCTTTGACGAGCACCCTGCCACCATTATCAAGCTTGTGCCGAAGAGCATCATTTTCAGCTTTCGCATCAGCTAACTCCTTCGTGTATTTTGCATCGAGCGCAGCAACATCACGCTGACGCATCTGCATGTCAGTAATTGCCGCGTTCGCCAGCTTCAGTTCTCTGACATTTTTGTCGCGCTGGGCTTTGTAGGTAATGGCGTTATCACGGTAATGATTAACAGCCCATGACAGGCAGACGATGATGCAGATAACCAGAGCGGAGATAATCGCGGTTACTCTGCTCATACCTCAATCTCTCTGACCGTTCCGCCAGCCTCTTTGAATTTTGCAATCAGGCTGTCAGCCTTATGCTCGAACTGACCATAACCAGCCCCCGGCAGTGAAGCCCAGATATTGCTGCAACGGTCGATAGCCTGACGGATATCACCGCGATCAATCATCGGCAAAGCGCCACGCTCCTTAATCTGCTGCAGCGCAACAGCGTCCTGGCTTTTGGGAGAGAAATCTTTCAGGCCAAGTTGCTTACGATAGGCATCCCACCAACGGGAAAGAAGCTGATAGCGCCCGGCTGCTGTTGATTTGAGTTTTGGGTTTAGCGTGACAAGTTTGCGAGGGTGATCGGAGTAATCAGTGAATAGCTCTCCGCCTACAATGACGTCATAACCATGATTTCTGGTTTTCTGACGTCCGTTATCAGTTCCCTCTGACCACGCCAGCATATCGAGGAACGCCTTACGTTGATTATTGATTTCCACCATCTTCTACTCCGGCTTTTTTAGCAGCGAAGCGTTTGATAAGCGAACCAATCGAGTCAGTACCGATGTAGCCGATGAACACGCTTGTTATATAAGCTAGATTGCTACTTAGTCCGGCGAAGTCGAGAAGGTCACGAATGAACCAGGCGATAATGGCGCACATCGTTGCGTCGATTACTGTTTTTGTAAACGCACCGCCATTATACCTGCCGCGAAGGTACGCCATTGCAAACGCAAGGATTGCCCCGATGCCTTGTTCCTTTGCCGCGAGAATGGCGGCTAACAGGTCATGTTTTTCTGGCATCTTCATGTCTTACCCCCAGAAGGGGATCTGTTCAAATTAGGAATTATGGATATGGTCGCTTGAACAAATCCGGGTTACGGTTGATTTGTAACGGGTTTGTTCGTGACCGCATTCATGAGCAAATCAGGCGTGGATTGCGCCAACAATACATGCCGCTCATATCACGAAGCCCAGCCATTGATGCTGGGTTTTCTTTTTTAAAGCGCACTAGACCACCGTATCCACAGAGCGTCAGCAATGAGTTGGTTAGGTCTGGTTCTTGGTGGAAGTACGCTTTAAAAAATGGGCTGAGGGTTGTAGCCCAAAATACTGAGGGAATGGTAAGGATGAACAACGGTTTTGCTCTGGGTGGATTTGGCTGTGGTGGCCGGTGCTGATCTCCGGCTTGTATACAGGCACCTTGTTCTTCCGAAGCTCTCCTGCGCGCATCAGCCTGCGCATTCACCACACCGGAAAGAGCACTCAGTTGTACCGGCCAGTTGTGCCACTAAGAAATGCTTTCGCAGACCGTTAAGCTCTTTGCCAGTTCTTTAATGCTCTTACCTGTTGTGTGCCCATTATTAATCACACCGGGCCAGTGCGCCGAATTTGTTTACAAGGAGTCGGAAGACCTTGCTGACTTACAGGCTATTACGCCGCCATCAGAACAACATCATCGTTTGCATTTATCTTTGTGGTCAGTTTCTAAAAAACCGCAAAGTCGCCAACTCTGACGAAAACTATCGTTGTGCTGCCACAACGATAAGAGCACTCGGTGCATTTAAGCCAAGCCCCATAAGGGAGAATGCTCTTACCTGTTACACAGATATAAAAAATCCCGAAACCGTTATGCAGGCTCTAACTATTACCTGCGAACTGTTTCGGGATTGCATTTTACAGACCTCTCAGCCTGCGATGGTTGGAGTTCCAGACGATACGTCGAAGTGACCAACTAGGCGGAATCGGTAGTAAGCGCCGCCTCTTTTTATCTCACTACCACAACGAGCGAATTAACCCATCGTTGGGTCAAATTTACCCAACTTTATTCAAAAAGTCAATATTATGCCGTCAATATGTTGCCATCCGTGGCAATCATGCTGCTAACGTGTGACCGCGTTCAAAATGTTGTCTGCGATTGACTCTTCCTTGTGGCATTGCACCACCAGAGCGTCATACAGCGGCTTAACAGTGCGTGACCAGGTGGGTTGGGTAAGGTTTGGGATTAGCATCGTCACAGCGCGATATGCTGCGCTTGCTGGCATCCTTGAATAGCCGACGCCTTTGCATCTTCTGCACTCTTTCTCGACAACTCTCCCCCACTGCTCTGTTTTTGCTATATCAACCGCGCGGCCTGTACCGTGGCAATCTCTGCATCTTGCGCCCGGCGTCGCGGCACTACGGCAATAATCCGCATAAGCGAATGTTGCGAGCACTTGCAGTACCTTTGCCTTAGTATTTCCTTCAAGCTTTGCCACACCACGGTATTTCCCCGATACCTTGTGTGCAAATTGCATCAGATAGTTGATAGCCTTTTGTTTGTCGTTCTGGCTGAGTTCGTGCTTACCACAGAATGCAGCCATTCCGAATCCGGCTTGTGATTGCGCCATCCCCATAGCAGCCATCACATCAGTACCGGAAAGAGAGTCAGAAGCCGTAGCCCGTGGTGAGTCGCTCATCATCGGGCTTTTTGGCGAATGAAATTTAGCTACGCTTTCGAGTCTCATGGTCTACCCCTCTTGCCCTGTTTGACCATCAGGACGCCGTTAACTATTACGTGACGCTCACCTTTGCTGTCTCGGTTGTACTTGAGCACTGTTCCTCTTGCGCAGGAAAGCATCCTCGCCACTTCGGTCTGATTGCCTCGTGTCTGGATAAGAAGCTCTGGTATCGTTTGAATTGTGGCGTTCATACGTTCTCCAGTTCGGTGATTTTTATTCCAAGCCGTCCGCCTGGTACTTTCACGCCACGAATTACGCGAATGTCATCGAATTGCTCGTCGTCTTCCGCAAATCCGGCGTGGATAAGGGAGTCGAGTAAACCCTTCAGGATGTTATCGAGGTCGCGGCGGCGGGAGTCTGGAACGTCTGCGATGACTTTGATGCGGAGTCGTGATTTGGTGAAAATATCTAACTTGAGTTGGCGGATGATTTGCTGAACGTCTTTTCGGTATTTCTGGCCTTTATCGCTGATGTAGTATTGGCTTCCCCGTCTTCGCCAGTAGGTGTTCACCGACGGCGGGTAAGGAAGCACGAACTGATATTCATTCATGACTTAATCTTCCCCTCCTTCAGTAGTATCGCCTGCGTCCTGATCACGCCTTCGAGGTGGTAAAGTCTGGCGTCTTTGTTGTCGAGATTATGGGTGCGTCGGTCGATTTCATCGTGACACGCGCTACAAGCCCATGCGCCGATTAGGTCGTCAGGCTTCATTCCCGTTCCGCAAATTCCAGCCATCCGATAATGTGCCAGAACTGTAGTTTCAGGATTGCCATTGCATACGCCGTAAATACGTACCTGGCATTCTCTGCCGCGTGCTTCTTTGCGTAGGTTAGCCATTAAGCAGCCTCCCCTGTTACTTTCAGCATTCCGTTATCGAGCAGCTTTCTGGTCAGCCACTGTTGACCACGCCCGGTGATTTTTGTGGTGAACGATATCTGTATTCCGTGATTTGTGTTGACCGCTGTTTCTTTCACTGTGAAATAGCCGCGATCCATATATTCCTGCATTGGTACATTGCGCCGGGAACCTGAAGCAATAAGGATTTTGTGATCGCGCATCCACGCAAACAGTTTGTTTGGACCAATACCAACAACCTTTGCAAAGTTTCCAATCAAAATTCCGCTGGCCTCGCCAACGCGATCGGCAAACTCAACTTTAGGTGCGGCAATTGCGAGCTGGTTTTCCAGTTGCATTTTCTGCTCAGCAAGATCAGCAGCAAGGCGCAACGCTTCTGGTAGCGTTTTGGGGATATTAACCGCAGTTTCTTCAAGCTCTCGCCAACGGTCAACAAGACGAGCGGTGAATTCCGGCGACAATTGGGCGACGACAATAATGCTGTCTCGCTTTCCTTGTTCGCCCTCGAAGACGTAGAAATCACGCTTCCCGGTAATAACACCTAAATCATTGATTATGTTAGTGTGCTGCAATGCAGGAGGCTTGATAACGCCACGTTTCACCAATCTATCTATGGATACTTTTACATTGCTATGGCGGCTTTCTACCAACTCAGCGATTTCAATGCTTGTCATTTTGATGGCATTGCCATTTATTAACTCATTCATCGTCTTCTTCCTCGTACATTGAGCTATTCGGATCGCTCATCAGTTCTGCGCAGCAATCGGAGCACACGTGAACTTCCAGCACATGCAGCTTCTGACCGCAGTTAGCGCACGTTAAAGCTCGCTCGACGCTTTCTTTCTGGTATTGAAGAGATTGGGATGGACTAAGCATGGCTTTCACCATTAAAAAGTCGCTTGTAAGCATCAATGTCTCGTTTTGCTTCACCGAGCTTTCGTCTTAATTCCATGTTTTCTGATTCAAGCTTTTCCATGTCTTGTTGGTATCGATCGCGGTGTTCTTTCCATGCTTTTTGATACGCCTTCATGTATGTCATGTTGGCCTTTCTCTTTGCCTGACGAACTGCGTGGTGGTTTTTCACAAACCAGTCAGGGTCGTTAAATGCTGCTCTGGCGCATGTATACCAATAATTTGTTGCCTCCCTGTTTAGCCAATAAATACTGATAAATGGCAACCGGATAGACACCATTTTTCGTTGTGACTCTTTCTCGCCAAACATGTGCCCTTTTTTGATGCTAAGGCCAAATCCAGGTTGAATTAAAAGCATTGTCATTTCCTCGCGCGATGTCTTAGCCACCGGATATCCCACAGGTGAGCCGTGTAGTTGAAGGTTTTTACGTCAGATTCTTTTGGGATTGGCTTGGGTTTATTTCTGGAGCGTTTCGTTGGAAGGTATTTGCAGTTTTCGCAGATGATGTCGGTGATACTTCGTCGCTGTCGTCTCATGCCGCATCCTCAAAATTAAATCCAAGCTGACATGAAAATGCTTCACATGATTCAGAACACGAACCTGAATCATACTGTCGCATTGATGTCATTCTTGAGGCTAACTCATCTCTTGATATATCACTAAACAAGGCAATCAGTGATTTAAGTGTATTATTCCCTCGATACATAACCGGTTCCTTTCCTGTTTTTATTTCTGTATCAAGGATGTTGATAAATGCATCTGCAAGTTCTGGCTCATCCATGGCTGCCAGCGCAACCTTTTGCATACTTTTTTTTATACAGAAAACACAATTACCAAGATGCTCCTGTATGCCAAGATCAAACTTCTGCCCACTCCACCAATCAAGCACATCCTGTTTTTCAAAATCGCTTATATCAGCCAGGTACCGAAAACCATTAGCCCTTTTAAGCCTGTTTGGTTCATCTGTGCGAATGCCAAGCCATGTGATGTAATTTCCTTTCCCAAACTTTTCCTGACAATATTTGGTGAATGGAACAGACTTCATTCTGTCGGTACAGAACGCACCGCCGATATATGGATGTCCGTATTTATTTAACATCCTTTTCCACGGTATAAGATCTGGACCAATATCATTGACACCTATCTCTTCATAACTACTGGCCTTCCCCATTTCTGGATTAGGTATTACACGAAGGCAATGTAAGTCTATTTTCCAGTTACTGACGATATTTCGGATGAACTCATATGTTTTAGGGTGCTCTGCCCCTGTATCCATGAAAACGTAATGCACGTCTTCACCTGCCTGTCGCTTTTGCTCCATTAGCCAGAGCAAATATGCTGACGTCCTGCCACCTGAGAAACTAACGACATTTATCATGCAGCCCTCCTGACACCCTGCCCGATCGCCATCAATGCCGCTTTGGATACGGTGGTAAACATCCGTCGAGGACTGATGAACGGTCGCCAAATCAGCAGCATGGAGCCTTTGCTGTTTCCCTTCTTCTCCAGCCCTGTCGATGGTTCGATAAAATTAATCCGTCCATCAGTGATAATGCGAACTTCGTCGACACTCTCCAGAGCCTTGCTGAACCATCCGACTGACATATCCTCTGGCACAAGCATCACTACCGTCTGTCGCTGTTGTATGCACTGCTCAGCGGCTTTTTCCACCCACGGCCTGATATTGCTGTACGGTGGGTTATTCCAGATTGCACCGTGGCTTATCCACTCAGAATTGAGCGCGTCGTCGGCCTCAGTTAGCCAGTGAGCACACAGAGCATTTTTGTCGCTCGCTGCCGAATCCAGCCAGAATCCAAACTCAATATCCAGTGCATCAAAAAGCCAAAGCGGCGTTTGCCAGCAGTCCTTGTCGTGTGCTGGCGTATTTGATTTGATAGTCATGCAGCCCGATCTCCCCATCTCGCTTTCCACTCCAGAGCCAGTCTCGCTTCGTCTGACCACTTAACGCCACGCTCTGTACCGAATGCCTGTATAAGCTCTAATAGCTCCGCAAATTCGCCTACACGCATCCTGCTGGTTGACTGGCCTATTACCACAAAGCCATTCCCGGAAAGGTTAGGAACAACATCCTGCTGCTTTAATGCTGCTGTAAAAACGCACTTCCAGCTTTCTGCATCCAGCCAGCGACCATGCCATTCAACCTGACGAGAGACGTCACCAAGGCAAGCCCAAAGCTTTCGATTCTGGTCTAAGCTGCGGTTGCGTTCCTGAATGGTTACTACGATTGGTTTGGTTGGGTCTGGAAGAATTTGCTGTACCGCGTGAATAGCGTTTTGCTGATGTGCTGGGGATCGAATTTCAAAGGTTAGTTTTTTCATGACTTCCCTCTCTAACAGATTTCAGGTTATTCCACTCCGTTACCGCACTGCGATAATTCGCGGCCGCCACAGCGGCGTGGTTAGCGCAGTAGATTTGGCACCCGTTCTCCATGTCGAATATTGTCGGTGATTTTCCGCATTTACATTTTTTGGCACGCGGTGCGTCTGAACACATTCCGTTAACGGTGTCCATCAGGATCCCCCTCGTTCTTAATCCAATAAAAAAGGGCTACTGTGTAAATAGCCCCTGTTATTAGCTCAGTGATGTAGATGGTCATCAGAATCCTCCTTTCTTCTTGGACTGCGGCTCCTCGCGTTCACGGCGGCGCATTTCAGCAGACTGTTGGTCTGTGTCATAAATAGCGCCATTTGCCTGAATGCAATACACCGTGCCGGTATTGCCATGACGATTGAGACGAAGGATTAGTTCGGTTTCACCAGGTGGAACACTGTCATCAAAAGCACCTTCACGATGGATCCCCACCCAATAATCGCAATCCTGTTCAATCTGCCCTGTATCTCGTGAGTCACTTGGTAATGGGCGTTTATTGGTTCTGCTTTCCAGTGCGCGGTTAAGCTGCGTCAGAAGCACAACAACGCAATCAAGCTCTTTGGCAAGGTTCTTCAGTCCTTTGGTGATCATGCCGTAAGCAAGGTCGTTGCGATCGGCCTTCTCAGCGGTCATTAGTGTCAGGTAATCGACCAGAATCATGCCAACACATCCCTTTTCTCGCTTGATTCGACGGCTTTCGCTAACGATTTGAGCCAGAGATAATCCCGGCGTGTCGTCGATGTAAAGCAGGTCGATTTCACTCAAACGATTAGCTGTTTCGATCGCCCTGTTGAAGTCACCATCGTAATCACCCTGATAGCCGTCATCAGCGTCATTTGTCGCCGGAAGGTAAAAAATATTCGGGTTAACACCAGACTTCTGCCCTACCAGTTTTTCCAGTATCTGATCACCTGGCATTTCAAGGCTGAACATCAGAGCGGGCTTTTTCTCATGCACTGCGCAGTTGATTGCCATCTGGCTGTATAGCGTCGTTTTCCCCATCTTAGGGCGAGCGCCAATGACAAACAGAGAGCCTTTCACCAGACCTTTCGGTGACAGCATCCTGTCCAGCGATGGGATCCCTGTGCTCATTCCTCGTTGTTCTCCTGATGGGTCAAATCTCTTCTCAAGGTCGCTAACCCAGTCTTCCATGACCTCACCAAATGAACGAAGGCCGCGACGCGATCCGGTTTTTGCATGGTCTGTCAGTTGCGTGAAAATCGACTGAATAGCTTCGTACTTCTGCGTCGCAGTCATTCCGTTGCGGGAATAGAGCAATTCCGTCGCTTCAGTCATGCGGTTGATGGCGTAGCGTTCCATTGCGGTTTCACGAACCTGCATTGCATAGGCAACGATGTTTGCTGCGCTTGGCGTGTTCTTTGCGATCTCAGCGATATAAGCAAAACCGCCAACAGACGCCGTTAACGATTTACGCTCCAGTTCATCGAAAAGCGTCAGGCCATCTACTGGCTTTTGCTCCCGGTGCATTCTGGTTATTTCTTCGAAAAGGATTTTGTGTGGTCGGCTGTAAAATGAGTCAGGCTTCAGCATCGCCAGAACCTTCTGGACGCGCTCACTGCTGTCATCATCCAGAAGCAATCCACCAATCACCGCCTGCTCTGCCTCGATGCTATGGGGCGGCGCATAAAAATTATCGGTCATCGTGTTCACCCTCACGAACTTTCAGGTAGGTATTATCGTTAAGCAGGAAATCAAATCCCTTTTTGTGCCAGACGGTTCCGCGCTGATGGTTTGGGCGCTCTTCGAACATCCATCGGCAATTTTCGCCTACGTAGCTCAAATAATTTCTCCAGTCCTGCATCGTGAAACCATGCCCGTCAAGCTGTCTGGTTATCACTCCGGCTTTGCGCCAGAACGTTCGGATCTGGTTTTTACGCTTGTCATTCAGTGCGCGGATTCTTGGCGCTTCAGGAAGGATTTCGTGGTAAGCATCGACAACATCCTGACAGCTAACGGAAGGTTTTTTCTTGTCAGACTTTTTGTCTGCTGTGGCACTCTCTAATACGTCAGTATTAGAGATATTATTTATATTATTGTTTATGGACAACCGTTGGACAACCGTTGGACAATCTCCGCTGAGAGCCGCGCCATTACTGGTGTTTGCGTTGGACAACCGTTGGACAACCGTTGGACAATTTTTTGACTGAAAATCGTCATATTTAACGATTGTAAACAGGCTAAATTTCTTCCCCATCGAGCAAATATTAAGCATACCTTTCGACTCAAAAGTCCGTAATAAGCTCCGAACTTTGTTGTCGGGGATGAATGTTTCTCTGACCAGCGACGGGCGTCCAGTTATCATCTGACCGCGATCAACAGTTATCGGACCGATATCCGTATTGACGACAGTAGATTCGTGATTAGCCTTGAGGATTAAGTGAAGCCAAAGATGTACTGCCTGAGAGTCCTTATAGAGCCTGCTGTCCATAAACTGGCGGTGTATAGAGACATACCCCATACTGGATGCCTCCTGATGTTGTACAGGGTTATGCCTGTAATCAGCTAACTTAACGACGCCCATGCTTCACTCCTGCTTTGGCTAGTCTGTAAACACCAACAAGGCGCTCTGCGAACGCCCTGTTATTTGCTGCGGCTACCACTAATCCCTCAGGTGAATCAGGGTGTCGAATCTCTTCTTTTTCCTGGTATTTCTTACGACGTTTTGTCATAATGACTCCTGTGGATTGATCCAGTCTTTCTACATCAGGCCTCGAAGAATTCGCCGTTCTTCGGGGCTTTTTCTTTTGTCAGCATTCTGGCTACTTTCTTAGCCAGTTCCGCCAACTCCTCGTCTTCAACACCCCATTCAAGAACAGCCAGAAGCATTCCCATTTTTGGGATGAAGCTGTCTTTCCATCTCGAAATTTGCGATTCATTAATCCCTAACGCGTCGGCAACCTTTCGCTGACCACGTACAGCAATTCGATTCAGGATGTTGCTTGTAATTGCATTCGCTTTCTTGCGAGTACTTGTAAGTTGCATATGTAAGTATTTCCTTAACTAATAAGAAGTTATGCGCATCAACTTATGCGCGTTGTATTCCCGCATTTCGGCGGGAATGAGGACCATGACTGTTAAAGAGCGGTGTTACTATTTGTTTTTCTTGTTGCTTGGGAAAGGACGAACTTCCTCTCCAATCACACTGCCATCAGGCTTTACCGTAACCATAATGTTACGGCCTGCCAGAATGGCCTTGCTGATAGCGCACTGGATTACACCAAAGTCACTGGCTGCTTTAGCCTGTCCATGGATTTTGGCGTAATCGGCAAGTGTCATTCGAATCATATGCACTCTCCGTTATTAACCATGAACAAAGAATACTACAGGTATTCAAAGCAATCAATACTCAGGGTATTTTTAGTTTAAGTACCTTAGCTATTAGAATTAAGCTATGGAAAATAAAAAATCACTGACGACAGAACAGCTCGAAGACGCTAAGCGGCTTAAGGCTTTGTATGAGTCAAAAAAGAAAGAATTGGGAATAACCCAATACTCAATCGCTGATGAACTGGGTATCACCCAAGGAGCGGTAGGGCATTATCTTAATGGCAGAAACGCGCTAAACGTTGAGGTCGCATCTGGTTTTGCACGTTTGTTGCAAGTCTCAATTGCTGATTTTAGCCAGTCAATTGCTGCCAAGGTTGCAGAACAGGCAGAAAGCCTTAAGAGCGATGCCAACGTAAGGTATGCAGGGGAATACAGAGCAGGAAAGAGGTATCCGGTGTTAAGCAGTATCCAGGCTGGCTCGTGGTGTGAAGCATGCGAACCATACACCATTAAAGACATAGATGTTTGGCTTGAGTCTGACGCGCATATTCAAGGTAATGCGTTCTGGCTTAAAGTGGAAGGTGATTCAATGACGGCACCGGTTGGGTTAAGCATTCCAGAGGGAACATTCGTTCTTTTCGATACCGGAAGGGAGGCGATCAACGGCAGCTTGGTCATAGCAAAACTTTCTGACTCTAACGAAGCAACATTCAAGAAGCTGATAATCGACGGCGGAAATAAATACCTCAAGGGACTTAATCCTGCATGGCCTCTCGTGCCAATCAATGGAAACTGCAAGATTATAGGCGTTGCAATTGAGACAAAACTAAGGCTGGTTTGATCACGCAAGGGGCGATTATGGTTGGAACCGCTATAGCAAGCTTTTTTGGGATGTTGGCAATCTCGACAATTTACGGCTTAGCGCATGCTTTTATTGCGAAATCTCTATCAGAAAAAATAAGCCAGGCTTGGGCGCATAGATCAGCTCGTTTCATGATTCTGGTGATCATAGCAATACAAGGGATATCTGCATTTATCCTCTATGGATCAAGCTTATACCTATTGTATCAAGGCGCGACATTTACGCCTTACACCAGTGATTACGGAACTCTATACGATGGTAGTGAAGACATCACTGTGGCTTGGATCGTCTTTGGTTTATCTATGGCCGTGTCTGTTGTAGCAGACATCATTAAGGTAATTCTCGTCTTAACCTTCGCTGACTAACCTATAATCCCGGCAGCAATAGCTATCGGGATCCACTTCACATATCCCGCATAAAAAGCACTGAACAAGCAGACACCGAAAAAATAAATATCCTTTGTATTCATTTGCTTATCATTATTTCATCAAAAATAAATACCTTGGGTATTTACACAATAAAATACCTACAGTATTCTTTAGCCATCAGCAGGACGCTGGTAGCCAAACGGAACAGATTGGCAGGCTCTTTAACATTGATGGGATTGTCCCGCCGAAATGCGGGAACCAAAGAGTAGTTGGCTTTGGGGTGACGTGAAGTGCAGCTGCACGACGGCAACCGGAAGATAAGCACCCGGCGCGTCACCGCCAAAGTCAATTCCATAGGCGAAATGCAGCCGCCAAACACAGCCAATGCTGCACATGCAACAGGAGGATTTATGTGAATGCATAACTTCAAAACCGAGGTTAATTAAATCTCTCGATCCGAGCATTGACCTATTAGGTGGCGAGATGCTCTTTCTGCCCCTCAGTTCGAGGGGCCAGAAACCACTTTGCAATCACTATCAATTCCAAAGTTGTTTCATCGGAGGTCAACATGACAGTAGTCATTACATATCTGGCTGACGATAACGCCAGAAATCGCCGCAGAGCACGCAGACAGGCTCAACGTGAACAGGCAATGCAAGAGCAGCGACTGACGCGAAAAATTGCGCTAAAGCTCTCTGGTTGCGTCAGAGCAGATAAAGCAGCATCACTCGGAAGCCTTCGCTGTAAGGAAGAAGATGAACGCAGTGGAAGTATTTGCCTGCCAAACGTAGCTCTTTACGCGGCAGGATACCGGAAATCAAAACAACTGACAGCGAGGTAAGTGATGAATCAGACATACATTCCATCATGCTTGAGAAATCTGCCAAAGCAGAAAGCAAAGCCCCGCAAGCAAGCCATAAAGGACGCTAAGTCAGAGGTTATTGATAAAGCAATACAATTGCTCAGGGAGGAGTTAAGAAGTGGCAAGCTCGAAGGAATGATGATGCCCTATCAGCGCGGATATCTATCGGCGATTAGTAAGTTGGAAGTATTGAAGAGTGAATTATGAACTATCTGGAATTTCCGGATGGTTCATTGTTTTGGCAGCAAGCCACAGAGGTGATATATGGAAGAAGAATTTGAAGAGTTCGAAGAGCATCCGCAGGATGTGATGGAACAATACCAGGACTATCCTTATGACTACGACTATTGATAAAAATCAATGGTGTGGACAATTCAAGCGATGCAATGGATGCAAGCTGCAATCGGAATGCATGGTTAAGCCTGAAGAAATGTTTCCTGTAATGGAGGATGGGAAATATGTCGATAAATGGGCAATACGAACTACGGCAATGATTGCCAGAGAACTTGGTAAACAGAATAACAAGGCTGCCTGATGGTGGCCTTTATTTTTGGCATAAACAACAGAGGCGAAGATGAAAGAGTTTAATGGCACTCCTGGTAAATGGAGTTTTTCTCACAGCAGCGCAAGTGACGCAAGCGTAGCTTGCATAGAAATTAATTCATCTGAGTCACTGCATGAAATTGCATATCTCCAGAGCACTCCTTCAAAAATTGGAGGATACAATCAGACTTCTTTCGATAAAACAATCGCTAATGCCCATCTAATAGCGGCAGCACCAGACCTTCTCGAAGCACTTCAGTTATTACTTAAGCAAACCAAAAATAGAGCAACGACAACATATCCAGAATGGTATGGAGCTGTTAATAAAGGTCTCGCAGCAATCAGCAAGGCTCTGGGAGGTGAATGATGTGCGAGTTTTATGAAGCAGATATCAAACGCCCAGAAATGGCAAGTGATGCGACATTACGTGATTACTTCGCTGCTAAGGCTATGGCAGCAATAGTGCGCAGATGGGACGGACATTCCTTTGGCGGTGGACAGAATTCACCACAGTACAAAGAATTAGCAGATGATGCCTACTTTATTGCTGATGCCATGCTCAAAGCTCGCGAATAAGCACTGTGTATTCATTCCAACGAGTGAATACACGGAGCAATGTCGCTCGTAACTAAACAGGAGCCGACTTGTTCTGATTATTGGAAATCTTCTTTGCCCTCCAGTGTGAGGGCAATTTTTTTTTGATGGAGGATATATGAGTGAAGTAACAGATTTAGTTGTTATTGAAAAAGCAAATGCAATGACTGTATTTCAGTCTGCCGACCAGATTGAAGAAATCCTTCAAAAGGTTGAACGTGAAGTTATGTCCTTTGTGCCTGATATCACAACGGCAAAGGGCAGAAAGGAGATCGCTTCTCTGGCGTATAAAGTTGCGCAGACGAAAACATATCTCGATGGTCTTGGCAAAGACCTTGTTGCTGAACTGAAGGAAATTCCAAAGCTAATTGATGCCAACCGCAAGACAGTGCGTGATCGACTTGATGAGCTGAAAGCCAAGGCGCGCCAGCCTCTTACTGATTATGAGGAAGAACAGGCGCGGATTAAAGCCGAAGAAGAAGCTAAGGCAGCAGCTGAAGCTCTCGCAAAGCAAATTGAGTCTGACCATGAAATAGCGATTTTGATGGATCGCGAATTTGACCGCCAAAGAGAAGAGGAAAGACTCAAAGCGGAGCGGGAAAAGCGAGAGCATGAAGAACGCTTAAAAAGAGAAGCTGAAGAGAAAGCCAGAGCAGAAGCCGAAGCAAAGGCAAAAGCCGAAATTGAAGCAGCAGCAAGGCGAGAAGCAGAAGCTAAGGCCGCAGCGGAACGTGCAGAGCGTGAACGCATTGAAGCCGAGCAACGAGCACAGCGCGAAGCAAAAGAGGCAGCAGAACGAGCTGAAAGAGAAAAGCATGCGGCAATTGAAGCAGAACGCCGTAAAGCACAGGAGGAGGCAGAACGAATCCGGCGCGAGGCTGAAGCAAAAGAGCAAGCCAGAATAGCAGAAGAAAAAAGAATCAAGGACGAAGAAGAGCGTAGAGCAAAGGATAAAGCTCACCGGAAAGAAGTAAATAACAAAATACTTGCTGACCTTATCAAGGTTGGCGCATCAGAAGATGTTGCTAAAAATATCATAACAGCCATCGTAAAAGGCGAGGTATTCGCAACAAAAATAACCTACTAATAAAACCAACATAAGGAACCACCCATGATTTACGCAATCGCGGGAGGCGCTCGCATGGGTGCCTTCCAATTAAATGAATCTTTACTTGAACGAATCACCCGTAAATTACGTGACGGATGGAAAAGAGTTGAGGTCTTATTATGCGCAATGAAATAGCCATTAATCACCAGATGCTTCGTGCGGCACAAAACAAAGCAGTAATAGCCCGATTTATTGGTGATTCAAAAATGTGGCTTGAAGCAAATAAAGCGATGAAATCAGCTATCAACCTTCCGTGGTATCGCAGGAAATGAGTTTTACAGATAACTGGTCAGACGAAGAATTCATTCGTCAGATGAAAGATTTAATCGGTAACGAAGGAGATATTCATGTCACTTGCAACCACAGTGAAGGAGAGCAAGTTACAGAGACGCATGTACACGCAGAAAGCTCTCTGGTATCGCCATAATGGTGACCGCGAAGGAATGCGGGTATGCCTTAATTTGTCCCGAGTCGAAGTATTAAATCAGCGTTATTTCCTTGGGCCATGTCCATTCTGAGAACAAACATATGAGCAAAGAATTTTACGCAAGACTGGCAGCTATTCAGGAGAATCTGAACGCGCCAAAGAATCAATACAACTCATTCGGCAAATATAAATACAGAAGCTGCGAAGACATTCTTGAGGGTGTTAAGCCGCTGCTGAATGGCCTGTTTTTATCAATCAGCGATGAAGTTGTGTTGATTGGTGATCGGTATTACGTGAAAGCCACGGCAACTATTACCGATGGCGAAAACAGTCATACGGCAACCGCTCTTGCACGAGAGGAAGAAAGCAAGAAAGGAATGGATTCTGCACAAGTTACGGGAGCTACAAGCTCTTATGCACGCAAGTATTGCCTCAATGGTTTGTTCGGCATAGATGATGCGAAAGATGCAGATACAGACGAGCATAAACATCAGCAGAACGCAGCAGCAAAGCAATCAAAACCATCACCTACACCTGAACAGGTTCTAAAAGCATTCACTGACGCAGCATTGCAGAAAAACACCGTAGAAGAGCTTAAACAGGCGTTCGCCAAAGCGTGGAAGATGCTCGAAGGCACACCGGAGCAGCACAAAGCGCAGGACGTTTACAACATCAGACGAGACGAATTAGAAGGAGCGGCTGCTTAATGGCACATTCGATTACTGTAAGACTAAACAAGCCCGCAAGAGAGTTTCAGGCCGGGGAAAATATCGGATTCAACATCCGTGCTGGAGTTCAGTATTACGATCGCCAGACAAAAAAGAAAGAATGGACAAACTACAGCGCCGTTGTATTTGCCAAGCCGGGAGCGCAAGCGGATTACTACCGTAGTGTTCTTGTTGAAGGTGGCATTGTGGAAATTACCGGAGAAAACATCAGGGTTGATGTTTATCAGGGGCAAAATGGTCAATCAATCACCCTTGAATTACTGAATGCAAAGATTGGATTTGCAGCTTCAGGAAATGGCCAGCAGCAAAGTAGTAACCAGCAGAACACTCCTGAATACGACGATTCCATCCCCTTCTGATTTAGAAAAATAAGGATTTAATTATGCCAGCGCCTCTGTATGGTGCGGATGACCCGCGCCGCTGTTCCGGCAAATCCGTATCGGAGGTGCTGGATAAATTCAGAAAAAACTACGACCTGATAATGTCGCTACCGCAGGAAACGAAAGAGGAAAAGGAATTTCGCCACTGTATATGGCTTGCAGAGAAAGAAGAACGCGAGCGAATTTACCAGACATCAATCCGACCATTCCGCAAAGCCACATATACCCACTTACCTGAATATATCGACCCGCGCCTGCGTAATTACCGCTCACGCTATGGCGCTATCAGTAATGACTGAGGAATTTACCATGAGAGGACTTGCATACAATCCCGGCATTCTTCCGGCAGAAATGATTATTCGCCAACGCGTAAAGCCAATGCCATCGAGAGAGGAATTGCTTAAGAGAAAGAGTTTCGGTTCTGTTAACGACAACAGATATCTGAATGCGATGTGGCGCAAAGGAGGCAAACAGTGAGCAAAATTAATTACCAGGCACTGCGTGAGGCGGCAGTACGTGCAATTCCGGCAATGGAACGCCTGTTAATGTTGCCAGTTGATGATGATTTGTTAAGTGAACAGGAACTTAAAGATTACGGTGTGGATATTGATGCGCTCAACGCCTTCAAGCTTCTGGCAGGGCCAGAAACCGTGCTGGAACTGCTGAATGAAATTAAGCGCCAGGAAGACACAAATATCGATTCTATATGCCGAATTGCAGAGCTGGAGGCGCGGGAAATAAAACCAGCCAAAGGCGAAGTTCTTGTCGTTGTATCTGGTTTTACTGGTTGCGGAAAAAGCGCCATTGCCGGGGAAATAGAAATCGCGATGAAGGCTATTGGTGTACCGGTTAAGTGGACTAATGGCGATGCAGAAAAGCGCATGACTGGCGCTGACTGGCTGACAGCGATTGAGATGTACAAACCAACTGTGCGCATCGTGGAAGTTAATGTGCCACGCGTCGCTGGCATTTGCATCAAAGGAGACGCAGGAGAGCAAAACGATGAAAAACCGTAAAGCAAAACGACTTTTTTTACAGCGACCTGTGCGTGTGGTGGAGCTGGTTATCAGCAACCATAAGATAGCGGTACTCCATCCATTTGGTCAGGTGGCTTTTGCCGCAAAGCGTAAGCCTAGCGCGTCACAGAACAGGCGGAAGAAAGGGTACGCAGTAAGATGAAAAACCGTAAAGCTAAGATGCTTATCTCCCGTGTATACAGACTTTGCTATCCCAGCCAGTGGTTGAGAGTTAGCAATCGTCGTGTGGTGTTGTTTTCATTTTCTGGAATTGCCAGAGAGGGAGTCCGAGATAAGGGCAGCGCGGCGCAAAACCGCTGGAAAAACCACCTGCGCACTAAAGGAGACTGATATGGCTATTGCCGCAAGTTACACCATGCATCTCTACTGTGATTGTCGCCAGTGTACAAATGGTAAATATCAAACGCCAGACTTCGGTGAGTATATCGGTACGTCATGGGCTGGCTGTGCAAAAGAGGCACGTAAGGATGGCTGGCGAATAAGCAAAGACAAAACACGTGCTTTTGCGCCAGGGCATAAAGTTTTAAGGATTAACAAATGACCACTATTACCAGAGAAAACGCGGAAATTAAATCATTCATCACTGGTTTCCTGAGCGACCCGGCGCACGATAACCAATCTACAGACAGCCTGCTTGCCAATGTGTTTCGTATCGCACAGGCATCGCTGGAAGCAGAACCAGTTGCTTATATTTTCAAACATCCGGCCGGAAAATTATTCTGGGCTTTGACGGATGAAAGCAATAAAGATCAATCGGACGTTATTCCTGTTTATGCTGCCGCGCCTGCGTCGGTTGTGCCGGATAATGCATCAGAACCTCTTGCTTATGCTTACAAAGAGCTTACGCCTGAGATTATGCGCAACCAGGCTGCCGAATCCAATCGCGGTAATGAGTGGACCGGCAATCCTGATATTGATAACGCCATCATCATGCTCGACCGCATAGATACGCTGGAAAATTGCGATGATGACCGTATTGAGGCTGTTAAGGCTGTTTTGCGTAGACTGGCTGGCAACTATCCGGTAACTCCGGATGGTTGGATAAGCTGTAGTGAGCGAATGCCCGCTCAAGATGATTGGATTTTAATTTATTCAAAGCACGGCGAGTATATGGCAGGACAGGTACAAGGGGAATACGTGGAGTTGAGCGACGGCACTTTATCGTGGTTAGGGAACGCCTTGTACTGGATGCCGCTACCAGAACCGCCGCAGGAGATGAAGTAATGGACTCCTTCGCGAAATATACGATTATTGACTGGATTGCCTTCCTTCAGGTTTTGCTCATCTGGTTTTATATGGCTTACAGGAGTGGACAGTGGATTGTCAGTGTAGCCTGTAGCAAGGGATGGCGTTGGTGGAACAGAAAGAATAAAAAAGCACTGGCATTGGATTCGTTTTACGAAGCATTCAATCTTAACAGCCTTCAGCCTGGTTCTGTCATTGTAGTCACCACTCAAAGCGGCATGACGATACAAATTCACAAGCCAAAGGAGGAAGGTCGTGGCTAACCTGCAACTTGCCGTCAAAGGTGAATACTTCGATGCCATGATTCGCGGGGAGAAAACGGAAGAGTATCGCCTGTGTAATGACTACTGGAATAAGCGAATTATGTTCCGGGAATATGACCGCCTGATTATCACAAAGGGATATCCGAAGCGCGACGATTCCAGTCGCAGAATTGATGTTCCGTATGGTGGATATGAAATCAAGACAATCACACATCCGCACTTCGGTGATAAACCGGTAAGGGTGTTCGCGATAAAGGTGAATATCAGCAATGAATAACAATCCTCGCACTCGCGGGGATTTCTTTTATCTGAACTCGCTACGGCGAGTTTTGTTTTATGGAGATGATTATGGCCTGTTCAACATTCAACCATCTAACGTTACAGAAATACCAGACAGACCCTGAAGATTTATGCTCACTGTGTGGCGGAAATCATGGTAAAGCCGCCATGATCGAATGTAAGGACAAAATCCACATTTGCCTTAATTGCGTTGATGTCCTCGTTGATATCAAAAATGAGAGAGAAGATAAAAAGCGTAGCGAGGCTGTTCGCGCCTTAGATTCATGGATGCGGGATGGATATAGTGCCGCGCAAATTTATGACTTAGCAATATCAAAAGGCGAAATACCAGGAGTGCGCATCGAATAAGACGTAACCAATATTCGAATTGAAGAACTGAAAGAACACCAATCCGCCTGATGGCGGTTTTTTATTGCCTGATTTGCAGGTTCGATTCCCTATTCGGAGATAGCACTCATGCAACACGAATTACAGCCTGATTCACTGGTTGATTTGAAATTCATCATGGCTGATACTGGCTTCGGTAAAACCTTCATCTACGACCGGATTAAGTCCGGCGACCTGCCAAAAGCCAAAGTTATCCACGGGCGAGCAAGATGGTTATATCGTGACCATTGTGAATTCAAAAATAAGCTCTTAAGCCGCGCCAATGGGTAAAATAGCGGGTAAAATATTTTTTACATCTAAAAAACACCATTCCAATCAATCCCCTGTCGCTTCAAGTAGATGTCTGCAGGGGACACCAGATACCCTTCAAACGAAATCTACCTTCACCCCGTAAAAGATGGGTTTGGCAGCACACTTGCCTTATATCTACTCATTTTTACTGCAACAGGTTGAAATCTCAGCACTGTCAGAAAGCGCTGATGACTAAACAGCCCTGGGCCGGGCGATGTAACCATCACACAGAATCCTGATAGCGAAATATGGCGTGACTCGATACTTCACTCCGCAATGCATTCCTTGATGAATTCGCAGGACCGTGATACACGGGACAGGTCACTGAATGACGACAATGTCCTGGAAATCAGCGAACCGCGCATCTGAAGTACATTTGAGCGACTGTACCAGAACATGAATGAGGCGTTTGGATTAGGCGATTATTAGCAGGGCTAAGCATTTTACTATTATTATTTTCCGGTTGAGGGATATAGAGCTATCGACAACAACCGGAAAAAGTTTACGTCTATATTGCTGAAGGTACAGGCGTTTCCATAACTATTTGCTCGCGTTTTTTACTCAAGAAGAAAATGCCAAATAGCAACATCAGGCAGACAATACCCGAAATTGCGAAGAAAACTGTCTGGTAGCCTGCGTGGTCAAAGAGTATCCCAGTCGGCGTTGAAAGCAGCACAATCCCAAGCGAACTGGCAATTTGAAAACCAATCAGAAAGATCGTCGACGACAGGCGCTTATCAAAGTTTGCCACGCTGTATTTGAAGACGGATATGACACAAAGTGGAACCTCAATGGCATGTAACAACTTCACTAATGAAATAATCCAGGGGTTAACGAACAGCGCGCAGGAAAGGATACGCAACGCCATAATCACAACTCCGATAAGTAATGCATTTTTTGGCCCTACCCGATTCACAAAGAAAGGAATAATCGCCATGCACAGCGCTTCGAGTACCACCTGGAATGAGTTGAGATAACCATACAGGCGCGTTCCTACATCGTGTGATTCGAATAAACCTGCATAAAAGACAGGAAAAAGTTGTTGATCAAAAATGTTATAGAAAGACCACGTCCCCACAATAAATATGACGAAAACCCAGAAGTTTCGATCCTTGAAAACTGCGATAAAATCCTCTTTTTTTACCCCTCCCGCATCTGCCGCTACGCACTGGTGATCCTTATCTTTAAAACGCATGTTGATCATCATAAATACAGCGCCAAATAGCGAGACCAACCAGAAGTTGATATGGGGACTGATACTAAAAAATATGCCGGCAAAGAACGCGCCAATAGCATAGCCAAAAGATCCCCAGGCGCGCGCTGTTCCATATTCGAAATGAAAATTTCGCGCCATTTTTTCGGTGAAGCTATCAAGCAAACCGCATCCCGCCAGATACCCCAAGCCAAAAAATAGCGCCCCCAGAATTAGACCTACAGAAAAATTGCTTTGCAGTAACGGTTCATAAACGTAAATCATAAACGGTCCGGTCAAGACCAGGATGAAACTCATACACCAGATGAGCGGTTTCTTCAGACCGAGTTTATCCTGAACGATGCCGTAGAACATCATAAATAGAATGCTGGTAAACTGGTTGACCGAATAAAGTGTACCTAATTCCGTCCCTGTCAACCCTAGATGTCCTTTCAGCCAAATAGCGTATAACGACCACCACAGCGACCAGGAAATAAAAAAGAGAAATGAGTAACTGGATGCAAAACGATAGTACGCATTTCTGAATGGAATATTCAGTGCCAT